TTCGCCAAAATCCGTTACGTAGGTGCAAACATAAAAGCGCGTTTCGTCATCATCGGTTTCTAAGTTGAGATAACCGCTTTCAGGCTCAGTATCGAAGTCGGCAGGATCACGGCCATTTAGGTCATTAGATTGGTCGTGATAATTCACACTAGCGCTAAATGCGTCAGGGCTATCAAGCCCCAACGTGTTGTTAGCAAATGGCTGGACGCCTGCACCGGTGGCAATGCTGCTATTTGTATAGCGCGGTACGCCATCACCGGTATAGTACGCCCTGTCATATTCATCCTCTGCAATAGGGCTATCAACCACATCAACGTCTTTTGGCCAGCTAAACCAATGCGTTCCCTTGTAAAGGAAAATAGTTTTTGCATTGTTAGCGATAGTAGGCGCTGGCGTTACAACGCTATTCCCTTTTCTCGGCGTGAGATTTCCATTTCTCACAATACAATTACTGGCTTTTTGCGCTTGCTCGGTATTAATCAAGCGAGGGGCGAACGCGTTGTTCTGCCCCTTAAACGTTGATACAGCTATCTTCATACTAACGGCTCTGATTGCAATGGCTCTAATACGCTAACGATGCTAACTTTCCCGCCAAATACAGGCGGCAACTTATAGCCCGATTGACTCCACACAACGAACTGATGCTTGAACGAACCCTTGTGAGACTTGTTCAGCACTTCATCGTTAATGTGAATTTGAAAGGCATCACCAAGCACTGACAAACCATTACCAAGCGTAGCAGTAAAAACATTGGCACCACGCGTATCAGTGATTCGGTACTCTGCCTCTTTAAATAAAGATGGGTCCAGCACTTCGTTTTTGTCGTTAGTCACATTACAAAGAATGAAGTTATCGGAATATTGGTAAAGCGAAACCTGCTCCAACGCATAGTCTTTCACCGTACCTGTACCGCTGCTTATTCTGATGTAATCAATGGTGTCATCGAAAAGATAACCCTCAGTTATGTTCCAACTTCCAGACACGTTCCAAGTCATTACGATACTACCCCGTAAAATGCGCCACCCGTAGCAGGGTAGTTATTGCCTAGCCAAAGCCCAACGACCTGCTGGCCTGAACTAAAATCAGAGCTTTCAACTACCATTCGGTCATTCACGAAAGTAGCCAAACCAGAATAAATAGGCGTTGAAATATCGCTTGCGAGGAATACGGTTACCTCATGCGATCCCGTTCCGCTGCCTTTTATTTCAATGGATAGGGTTTCAAGGGTTGGCGCAACCACCTCTGCAGCAACATTGAAGTCCACATACACAGGTGCCGAATCTACGCCATCGTCATCGGTAACAATAAGTTCTAATGTCACTGTTTGCGCTGTGTCTGACACTGGTGAAGTAAAGCTAATGTTTTCAGCAGTCGTACTTGATAGCGTAATGCCACTGTTAGTAGTTTCACGCCACTTGTAACCTACAATTGTGCCATCACCGTCAATGCTGGCTGATGCGCTAACTTGAACAAGTACACCAGCTGCAACTGATTGGTCTGGGCCAGCGTTTGCGACTGGGGGTTGGTTTGTTAGTTCAGATACAGTAGCTGTAAACTCGTCGTAAGATTGACCATCTGAGTTAGTTGCTGTCAACCTGAACGTGTGAACTCCCGTTTCGTTAACAGTAATGCTGGGGGTTAACACTGCATTATCACTAAACGTGGGGTTTTGGCCGCTTGTACAAGTCCATAGCAAACTATCATATCCACTAGCTGATGCATTTGGAGAGAATGAACTCCCGTTTGTTAGCGTGACGTTATCACCGGCGTTTACTGTTGGGGGCTGGTTTACTGAGGACTCTTCCCACACGCCCTTTAAACCCCACTCTCCACGGGCACTCATAATGTCACCCCATCGTCACCGCTATAATGTGTTGAAGTTTTAACCTTATAGTCAACGCTCGTACCTTCCGGCAACGCCAAATCTAAACTGGCAACATCATTAGAAAATATAACGTTTTCGACTCTTTGTAGCTTTAATTCGCCACGTAGCGTATAAATCAAATCAACGGTGTACGTACCATCAGGTATGCCGCTTATAGTCATTGATAGCGATGAGTTTTCGGTTTCACCAGTGCCAATCTCGCCGTTAATTAAAGCAGCAATCGTTGGTGCCCATTCATCCAACATCAACTTACCCGTTGCAGCGTTGGGGTGAACGTTATCGGCAAAGCCTTCCGTTCCCAAGCCCCATGTTACAGAGCGTAAGTCTACAAGAGGTGCTCCGGCGGAAGCGTCATAAAATTCAGGTAAGACACTTTGAATAGCTGCATGGCAATGATCAGTATTTTTAGTCCCATAAACCCCATCAGCGGTAGAAGGAGAAGCAATAATATTTGAAGGGATTACTGAGTAACCTTCATTCAAGAGTCTGTTAAGCAGCGCCGTTAAATTGCTCTCGTACTCAGCTAACGACTCATCCTGAGAATTAAGATTGTTCGTGGAGTTTGTACCAATGTTACACAGAAATATCGGATTAGACTGATACTTTGCATGCTCAATAGCGTCATTAAGGTATGTTGTCCCGTTGAGCCAGTCATACGCCGTAGAGCCCCCAGAAGAAAAGTTTTTCAGTGTGATGATTATCCCGTAATCGGATTCCATCTTATCCACAATATACTGGGCGTTACCGCTATTTAGCATGTAATTGCCGATTGAGTCGTGCGGTGCCAATATCAAATTGTAAACAGGCCTAGGGTCTTTTTGATAAAAAACAGGTGTAATGCTTATCCCTGTTATTTCTCCGTAGTTATTATCCCCTTTAGACTGTATGAAAACCGCTCTTCCGCTAAATGCGGGTATTTCAGTATCTAACGTTTCGCCGGGTTGTACCGTAACCCCTGCATCGCCTAAAACAATTGAAAAGGGCTGAGTCATCGTATTGCCAGTGATCACCACGCGTTGCATTAAACAACCGTCAGAGCCTATCGTGGAAGCTGATGTGCTTCCTGCAAGAATTGAATTATTGGATTTAGCGCTCCCTGCGGGAATTGAAACGTCCGTTCGTCCTGCTAATGACCAGTAGTTTTTTGATCCTTCCCACTTTAAAGGATTTGAAGCATTGGTGGTAAAGCTTGAACCTTGAAAGTCTCCGAAGTTACGGGCTATCGCAGTTATCGTGGCACCAGTAACAGCATTGTTTAGCGAAACATCACCGGGCTGAGTAAAATCTTCATCCATAGCAAAATCAACAACATCACTACCATCCGCTACAGCCTTAAAGTTGGCTATAACTCCGCGCCATTCTGCTGAGGAAGTGTTACCATCCCACCCTATGTGCGTTATTTTTAAGGGGCGAGAATCTACGATATCGACTTTAGTATCATCATAAGATAGACGAACTTGGTCAGCACCAACCCTTTTTAAGTTCAAAGTCTTTAAAATGAAATTTTCACTTTGACTGTTATTTAGGATAGTGCCAGTTATCAATGTACCGTCTACGCAATTATTATATTGAATACTGCCGTAATCAGTGGTTTTCACATTAAAATAATTATTTGAATCCGTGTAAGACCCAAAAACTACCCGCCCTTTATCTGGTGCGCTTACGTCAACATTAATATCGTAAGTAAACGGCAAGTCCAAGCTTTGAGACAACTCAACATAGTTGTCATAAGCCGTGTGCCATATCGGGAAATTTCTAGTAGCCATTATTTATCTCTCTATACTGTTATTGAAATTGTGTTAGACCACGCGCCTACAAGCGCACCATTGAGGCAACGGCATCTGATCTTGTATGTGCTTGAAGAAAAATTACACACTCCAAATACTCGCCATATTCTCAACGGCCAGTTCGTGCGCTTCCTCTAAGTCAGCGAGCGTCACATCAGTCATTACACCTGTGGGCGTATCAGCTAGAGACCATTTGATGTCGTTAACCCCTCTGCGCTGAGCGGCAAGAATCGCGTTTGCCATGCGCGATATGCTTTGCTCATCGGCATCGTATTGATTGCTAGAAGAAGTGGTTACGATTGCATTATCAAGCATCTGTTGGCGGTTGGCTTTGAATTGATTAACTTGTTCTTGCTGAGCAATGCTGTCTCTATCTTCTTGGGTGAGGCGCTGAATGTAGATTTCACCAGATTGCTCTTTAGCTAATAGGGTTTGCCATACGTCTATCGTATTTCCATCGGAGTCTAGGCGGGTAAAGTCTTGACGGATGATACCTGAATGAGTTGGTAATCCTTCCCCTTCATTCCATACCCATGACACAGTGGCGTCTTCGTTTTCCTTGAATGTATCAACTTTTAAGAAGTCATCTTCGTTTATAAATTCTAGCATTTTGATTTCCTATTAGAAGTTGAAAGCTATAGATGATGAGGCGTTTTCTATTTGCAGTACCACAGGGTTACCTGCGGTTCCTGTTAACCCTGTTACTTCTAAAAGTCCTATCTTGTTACTGCTTCCTCCACTAAGGGTTACACTAGTTATATTGGTATTAATTACCGTGTTGATTTCCCTAACTGAAAACGAACCTGATGTTGTTATACTACTCGGAGGGGTTTTGCTGTTTATTGGAACAAAAAAACGCGCTGTACCCCCGGTTGCCATATAGCCTACCGCTATTCCGTCCCCGGAACCGTTGCCTCCAAGCTCATTAAAGTTAGTGTTTCCTGAATCGTATACCAATCTCTCAACAACATTAGTCCCGTCTTTCACTCTCGTTATGAGCGTTCCAACAGAGCCAAGTGCTCGTGACAAAGTTAACTGTCCCCAAATGTCGCTAGTTCTTGATATCGATATTCCAATACCATTCGCTATCACTGCGCCTTTAGGGGTTGAAGGTTTGTTAAGTGTATTTGAGTCATATACAAAAAATTGTGATGGCTGGGATGATTCGTTTAAGTCATTCACTATAGAATGTTCAGAATTTTTGATTCCTTCACCTACCAGTAAACCTGTGCCCCACGCCCCATTTTCCATTATCTGACCATTTGAGTAGCCGACATTTTTAGTAGCAGCACTACCTAAATACCCCTTACTAACAACATCATCATTAGCACTAGGTGATGCAGCTTTGATTCTGCCGTTAGAATCGCGCTTTACGAAGCTATTAGCCGTAGCTGTTGCGCTTGCGCTACTGACTAAAGATTGAATATCTGTGATTAACTGTTGCGCTGCTACTCCAGCTGATGCGGCCGCAGCTGCGCTGGGTTTAATTGTGGCTGATGTGGTTCCGGTGCTGCCAGGCCAATTATTGTAAAGTGTAATGGTGTTACCACTTGCCGACTTTACTTCTACCGGTTCGTTGTAGTTGCCGGCGGTTAATGATGAGTTAGCTTTTACACTATCTAAGCTGGGGCCCGTGTTAACCGTTACTGTTTTACTGCCATTAGTAAAAGACAGGCTAGAGCCTGTCCAAAATGTTGCTGTCATAATTAAGCCGCCATTCTATTTTCTTCGGTTCGAATTGCTAAGTCGTAGGTATCGAGCGCTGCAGCCGTACCAGTAAATTCAAATTTGTAGGTGTTATTGCCGGGTTGTGGGGAGTTATCTCGAGATATAATGGTCGCATCGGCGCTTTCAGTGACTGAGTATTCACCGCCTTCATATTCAGCTACGCGAGTGGCTTTAATTTCGCCGCTCTTAATGGTGGTAGAGTTTCTAATTAGCCGCCAATTGAGAGTTCGCGTTCCATTGCTAACCTGTGACTGTGTGGTAAAAAAGTTCCTTACGTAAGCCGTGACTGTTATGTCAACTGCGTTACCAACACTTCCAGCGTGAGAAACAGTTACATCGAAATCATCGTCTTCGTTATAACCTTTTATTGAAGATAGCCCCTCAATGAACTGCGCATTGATTAAAACTTTTGCTGGATTACCGTTCTTCGCTTTTTTAATTGCAAAAACCGCATTTGTGTCGTTTTGAGAGCCTTGGCCTACCCACCCAAGATAGGTGCCATCATCGCGCCATATTGAACGAAATCCAGTTCCAGAGGATGATATTAACGCCCCGCCCTGAACTGTTCCTGTAAACGTGCCTGAAGCTGCACTAAGTGAGCCGCTAAATGTCCCAGTAGCCCCTTCCAGCTTGCCGCCAAAACTTCCCGTAGTAGCATCGATATGCCCAATAAACACATAACGCCCGTTAGTTGTATCCCAAAAAACTACGGGGTTCCCTTCATCATCAAGGGTTACAATTTGCTGTGCTTGGAACGCTATTTGAGAAACATCATTTTGACTATCAAGGCTAATAGCTGAGACCACGCCATTTGCATCAGTTCGTAGGAGTATTGATGCGCGGATGCTATCTATCTCGCCTTTGTTATCAGTAGCGAGTGTTAAACTTGCTGACGCATCATCTTCAGCGCCAGACAGGCGGGATTCTATAGCTGTTATAGAAGATTGTGCGCCATCCGCTTTACTTTCTGCTCGTTGCGCTATGGTGTTGGTTGCGCTTAGGCCGGTAGTAGGATTGTTTACTGCGTTACTGAGCTGATTAACTGCGTAGTTGGCAATGTCAGCGCCCTCCTTCGCATCATCAGCAGTAACTTCAATTTGTTGCGCGAAGGTGAAAAGAGCATCGTTTCCTTTTTGGCTGTCTTGCACTTTGGCCTGAACGCCACTAAACGCACTAGCGGTTCCATTCGCAGTTGTTTCAACAGAGTCAAGGCGAGATAGTGCCCCGGTCAAATTGCCACTCAAACCTGATACGCTAAGGTTTAATTGCTCTATTGCACTGGCATTACCCTCGGCATCTGTCTCAACTTGAGATAAGCGCTTATTGGTCGCGGTAATGGCGTTACCGTTTGATAGTGTTACCGTTTGCAATGAACCAATATCTTTAGCTAACGCTCCTTCAGGCGAAACATCAATCTGAAGCTGGTTAACCGCCAGTGCAACCGACTCATTGGTTTCGGCCTCTTGCATATAAGCAGATAAGTCATTAACTGCCTGCTGCAGAAGTGCAGCTTGCACATCGTATGTTTGGATTTGCTGTGAGGCGAGCCCAGCTACTTGCTCAGTAATACCCAGGCTATCTACCTGTTGTTGCACATCGCTAATTGATGACTCAACACCTTCAATGTCTTGCTCAAAGCTTTGAACGATGTCTTGAATAGTACCGGTCTGCCCGTTTAGGAACGTGGCCGCAGATACAGCCTTCTGAATGACATTGTTGTCAATAAGTTCTTGGCGTTTTGCTTCTAGCGCAATGATAGTGTCTAGCGCATTAACTTTTTGTTCAACGTTGCTAACCGTTATTGCGTTTTCATTGAAATAAGACGTTGATACACGTTGCGCTATTTCTGCTTCATTGGCATTAATTGCTAGCTCGGCAGCATTAACCCTTGACGTTATGTTAGCCAAGTCCTGTGTAGTGGCGTCTGCTTTACCAATGCTAATCGATGATATTTTAAATTCATCACTGACAGAGGCACCCAACACCAAGCGAACGCGGGTAACTGTACCTGTGTAGCTCGCCATCGCAGAGAAATCAATTAGCAGTATCGACGCTTCTTCTACGTAGTTAGCGTAAGTCTCAACTGAACTATCATCACGCTCGATGATAACGGTACCATCCCAACCCGAACCAGCTAGGCGCTGCAGCGATACACGAATTAGCTTGTTTTCGCTGGCTAGATAGTTAAGCGTATTATTCTCAATATCGCCGTGCGTAACCGTAATTTCGTTAAGGCCCGCGGTTAGCGTTCCGTTAACTGCTTGCCAGCCTTGGGCGCTATCGAAAAAGTTGAACGCATAGGCAGGCTCTAACGCTGAAATTGACTCGCTGACAATGGCAGTAGCCTTTGCAGTTATAATGCCTGGTATTAAAGAGAGCTCTGAAGATAAACTAGTAATTGCATCTTCAGTATTTTCAATGCGCTTGGAAGCAAGCTCGACTTCGCCAGAAACCCCGTCTATTTTTAACGATGCTTCAGTGAATTTATCATCAGCATAGTTGTAAGCGCGATTAACAATTAGGCCGTTAGACGGGTCACGATAAATTACCGCGTTAGTGAGTTCTTCGCCTTGCTCTACTCTACGCGCCAGTTCGATTTGATAGGCTGCGTTTTCACTAATGCTTTGCAGTAAGAGTGCCTGCGCTGCTTCAGTGCTAATGCGTTCTTGCTGAACAATGCTTAGCGTTTGTGCTTCAAAATCAACAAAGCGATTGTCAATATCTTCTACGCTTAATTTTAAGCTTTCTATATCAACGTTAATCTGTTCTGGCATCTGCTCAATTGAAGCTCTGCCTTCTATTTCTCCCATGTCTGGAAAGCGGGTCGCGGTATCAGGAAGAACATCGGAAATATCCCCAGTTACTTCTCTGAATGAGGGCCACCTTGTAGCATAAACAGGAATATCGCCCTGAATGTCTCCCCAATTTATCTCTATCGCTTCGCTGTCGCGGGAAAAGCGATACCAGACCAGTGCATTTTCTGCATCAGTACCTACCCTGTAGCGCGACTCACCAGTGTCTAATTCAATAATTTCTTGATAGAAAATGAGCTCATTTTTATTTGTGAACACCAACTTTCTGCCGCTAGCAAACTCTACCGGTTGGCGTGCAAGAGGAATTGCTAGTGAATAAAAATTACCATGAGGAAAGTTATTTAGATCGCCAGCCTGTATTTCTCTTGCTTCTGGAAAGCCAAAATCATTAATATTGATTGTTCCATCAACAAGGTTGTTGATACCCGTTGGCGTGATGACTGGGATCTTTTGACCATTTATATTGGTGATTTCGTAGAAGTTATTTTCTGAGCTAAACCATCCCGTCATTTCCTCTTCACGCTGATGCCACTTTTGCTGTAACAACACAACGTTTTGTGCGACTTCAGCTATTGGTGCTTTGGCAAAGCTTTGAATGATGGAGTATTGAACGCCATTTACAGGCTCACCACCATACGGCAGTTCGTCTAAGCGACCTTTAATACGTAGCTGGCTGTCAGTATCAATCTGGTAAATTTCAAAAAAGATCTTTCCATCCAGCGTGAACAAATCTCCTTCTGAAACATTTCCTACCGTCTGAAAAAATGTATCAGTACCTGTAACTATATTGGAGTTTGTTTCAACCGATACTGTACCCGCATTATAAACGTTAGTCATAGGAAGCTAGGTATTTCCAGTTTCATGTTGTTAGGCATGTGGCCAAGTCTGATTTCTTCAGCTTTCTTGTTTTTCGCTTCAAGGAAGAGGTTTTCGTAATACGGCACTTCTTCAGGCGAAAACCATTCTGTGCCAGGGTGCTTTTTGAGAATTGCTAGCGCTCCCCATCGAAAAGCTTCAGCGTTATCGTCAAGCACTTCGCGTTCAATAATGGGCGCTTGAAAGGTTGGACGAACCGCAATGGTTACCGTTAACTCTTCATCTTTATTAGGAACGGGAAAGAGTTTAATTGTGCGGTCAAAGGTGCCAATGTAGTGACTAGGCTTGCCGCTGTATGTGTCGCGATTGTCCTTTTGCATCTGCGTAAGCACGTCGCTATCACTTCGCTTTACTTCAAGTATCGATACAACTTCAGTGTGTGCGTCATACGGCTCTATTTTGTACTTCGCTTCGCCTTCAATTACACAAATCTCTATCTCGCGCTGATAGGCAAACACGTGACGTAAGAAGTCACGTGCTGCCTCGCGGATAGCATTAGCCGCTGTGAACGCTGGCACATTGGGTGTGTAAGGCGCTACAAGCGTGGATAAGCTATCAA